GGTAATTTTCATCCTGGGAAAGTCGCAAAGTTTATTAAATATGATCTAAAACCTGTAATTATTTTAGTCGTGGGGAATCCTGAATGAAGATCATTTGTGTGATGTGCATTCATCAAAGGAAACAAGTTACAGAATTTGTTTTGGGTTATCTCCAAAAGCAAACGATACCGATTGAGATTTTGCTTATAGGTGATTCTGAAACAGAATTCAATATCGCACGTGATACAGGTTGTTTATACCTTCATCATGAAAATAAACCTTTAGGTAAAAAATGGCAGTATGGGATTTCTTATGCCTGGAGAGTTCTTAAAGCGGATGTAATTCTGATTTTAGGATCTGATGATTTAATATCTCATGACTGGTGTGATGTTGGTGTGAGGTATATGGAGTTTTATGATTATGATCTCGTAGGTACGAACGTTAGATATGTATTGAGAATTAAGAAAGATGAACCTCTTGAAATCATACAGAAAAAATATCCAACAGATCGCTTACTCGGTGCAGGACGACTTATATCTCGACGAATTTTAGATAAATTAGATGGCATTTTATTTAATCCTGTATCAGTTAAATTAGATAGCACTTCTTCTGAGCGGATTCAAAAGATTGGAGGTAAGATAGGCTCTTTAGATGAATTAGATTCAAATATCCTACTTCTCAAAGGCGACTGGAATTGTATGAATCCATGGAATCTTACAAAAGACATCTATCGAATAGGTTCTATAGACAATCCAGATAGCTGGTTAAGCTACAACTTTCCAGATGCTATTCCTGGCTTAGGAAGATTATGATATCTGAAGAGGAAAAGAAATTATATAAAATCTCAGGTGATAATACATTAGCTGAAAAAGGTTATGCATCATTGGAAGTTTTCTTAAATATTTACGAGGATTTCTTTAAGGATCTTGATTTAAGGAAGAAAACTATCCTTGAATTTGGCTCTGGCAGATTTGAAATGGCAGAAGTTTTTAAAAAACATGGAGCTGTTTATACAGGAATTGATAAAAGTCTTGGTGTATACAATGTAGGAGATAGTCGAGGGTTTAGAATGTATCGACAAGATTATAAAAATAATCCTTTAAAAGTTATCGTAGATAGTTTCGATGGCATATTCTGTAGAGAGTCGGTTAATGCTTTCTGGTATTTAGACGATGACAACCATGTCAATCAAGTTAGAAAATGGTGCAGAACACTCAGGGATAATGGATGGGGTTGGATACTTCCATGTAATCATGTACCAACCAGTATTGTGATCTCCGATTGGGACATTTTTAGGGTTTTAGATATTCAAATAAGGGCATTCCAAAGCGCAGGGTTTAGGTGTTTACATTTACCAAGGATGCTGGCAGAGAGATATGGTCAGCAGAAGAATGTTATTAACACACCATTATTTATTAAAAACTTGGAGGTACCAACATGATGCATGAAAAACACAATCAATTGCCGATGTTGCCTATTTATCATGATGTTGAGTCAGGCATAAGTTATCTAACTTTTCAAGAGGCTGCAATAGCATGCGGAAAACTTACTTTAATAGAAGAGGATAGTGGGTATTGGACTGATAACATCTTGTATAAATCTACAATATTCAAAGAAGTGAAGGCGATTACTCTCAAGATGACAGATCAAATTGAAGCATTACTTGATAAAAGTCCGGTTATAGATGTTGATCCGTCTACCGCAGAAAAAGCTGTTCTCGCTTTGAGGGAGGCTCTTATCAGACAATGGGACCCTGAAAAAATCCATGTTATGGCAACAAGTTCTGGATATGATACCAGATTACTTCTAGCGATCATAAAACAAGAACAGGAAGCGCGTGGAGAAGATTGGTTTGGAGAAACTTATTTTTATTGTGTGCAGCCTGAAATTCCAGAATGGCGTAAGGTAATGGATTATTTCGGATGGCCCGAAGTAGTCTTACGTCCGATTGGAGAGTATGCGGAACCTTTAGATTTCTTTGCGCCTACTATGACGTTTGATGCCATAGGCAAAGCTAATGCTGGAATTAATCGATATCGTAAAGCAATAAGCATTGCGGAACTGCAACTGGAATCATTTATCACTGTCGATGAAAACATTCAGAGAGTATCAGCAACATGGAGTGATGAGACTTCAGTTTGGATCGGTAAGAAAACCGAAACTACGAGAGAATTTATACATCGTAAATTGTTTGATAATCCGTCTCCATGGTATTCAAAAGGTACTGAATTTATTTATCCATTTGCGTCTTTTGAGTATGTTAGTCTTCTTTTAAAGCAGCAGCCTCCGCTGTTTGGTAATGCATTTAAATTGGCAAAGTTAAAAGTTGTTGATCCAATTTTAACAGATTTGGAGAGATTTCCAAACGGAAAGTTCCGATTAGTGAAGGAACTTAAAGAAAAAGGATTTCTCTCCTATAGGGAATTATCAGCTGAAACTATATCTAAAATGGAGCAGCAATTTAAAGATTCATGGTATTATCAAACTATGAATCCAAAAAATGTTCTTCCTTTTAAGATGGAAGTTACTTTGGCAATGAATCATGAAGTGAGAGAATACATTAAAGCAGCTATTTGTGAACATTTGATAGAAAGGGGATGTGAAATATCATGACAAATTCAGTTATTGATTCATCAGCCTACATCGGAGAAAACGTCACCATCAAAAACTTTTGCGTAATTGATAAAGGTGTAATCATTGGTGATAATGTATATCTTGATAACTATGTTAATCTTGGTGCGGGATGTCATATTGAACATAATGTCAAACTGAAGCAGGGAGTAATTCTTGCTAGAGGAACACTTATTTATTCAGGTGCATTTCTTGGGCCACATGTTGTTACTTTGACTGATCAAAAGATAGGTAGGACAAACACCATAATAGGCCAGAATGCTTTTATTGGTTCAGGTGTAAAAATACTGCCTGATCTAAGAATTGGAGATAATGTCATCATAGGTGCAATGGCATTAGTTCATAAAGATTGTCTCGAAGCTGGAACCTATGTAGGCGTTCCAGTAAGGAAGATTAAATGAATATACATCCCACAGCAATAATTGGACCCAAACGTTATCATTCCGAGAAACTCAAAAGTCCGAGAGTTGTTATGATCCGAGGTCATTCTAAAATCGGACAAGGGGTTGATATCTATCAATTTGCAAACATTGCTCGTGGAACGATTATTGAAGATGACGTATACTTCGGCGCTCGAGCTACTACTACAAATACTCGACATATACGTCATGGCCGAAAACACATGAAAACAGGTGTAATGCAAGACCCTGTTCTCATTAAGCGTGGAGCCCGTATTGCAACTGGGGCTCTTATCCTCCCAGGAGTTATAATCGGTGAGGAATGCTTAATTGGTGCAGGTTCTGTTGTAACGAAATCGACAAAGCCATATAGCATTTACTATGGTAATCCTGCTCGTTATATCGGACCTGTTTCAAAAGATGAGTGGCTAGTGCCACCTAAATAAAAACATTTTAAAGGAGGTACATTATGTCAGATTTAGATCTTGGACCCTGTAGGGTCTACTATGGAACCGCAGCTGCTGAAGTGGATATAGGTAAAACTCAGGGTGGAGTAAGAGTTACATTCTCTGAGGATGTTGCGGATTTGCTGTCTGATCAATATGGTACCCAACCTGAGGATCAGGTCATTACTGGAACTGGAGCAGAAATCGTCGTGCCAATGGCTGATTACACGCTTGATAGTCTCGCGACAGCTTTAAATCAATCGAAGCTAACTCTTGGTCTTGATAGCGGTATCGCAGGAGAAAGATTAGTTGGAACCAAAAAGGCGACGCCCACAACTGGAAAGAGTCTGCTTTTAAAGAAGTATGTTGATGGTGCAATTTCTGCAGACACTCAAAACTGGATTCGATTCCCAATTGCTGCTCCTGTAGGTAATGTTGAGATAGCTTTTGATGGATCAAATCAACGAATAATTGAGGCTACATTTCGAGCCTTTCCTGATGCAAATAGTCGCCTTTACTTCCTCGGTGATGAAACTGCAGCAATCGGCGGATCGTAGGAGTAATTAGATGACGAAGAAACAAGTTAATATTGACGATCTCTTGGCGGAAAATGAGCTCACGTTAACGATTGGTGGAAAAGATTATGTCGTTCGTGATGTTCAAATGGAGTCTTTTTTAAAGGCTACAAAGATGAATGACGAAGAGATGGGTCCAGAGATGATTTTTGAGCAGCTCGCATTATTTTTTGATGTTGACATCGCGGAAGTTAAGACGATGGGAATGCGAGCTGCAGGCTTAGCCAGCCGTGAGATTAATAAGTGGATGATAAAAGAAGCTGATGATATGCGTTCCGGGCTTGAAAAGGAACAACCAAACTCGGACCCTTAGATTACGGTCGATGTTTTGCACAGCTAGCATCGACATATGGTTGGACCCATCTCGAAATCTTAAGTCTTACGATGCATCAATTTTTCACGTATCTCGATTTTGTTCCTGTAATGGAAGCAAGACAGCAGAAGTATCTTATCGAAGCAATGTCTTTTCCATATATGAAGGAACAGGATCGAAAAGCTGTGATGCGTAAATATAATGATCTTGATAGAAAGCCTCAACGAGTTATTGCTACCCAAAAAGATATTGATAAGTCTTGGGATCTTCTAAGAAATAGGAGACGAAAATGACGAACTGGATAGGCGGCGATATAGGTTCTAGATATTTGATGGATATCTCGCAGAGCCTAAATGCGCTCAATACTCTACAAGCTGCAGCAACAGCATCTGCCATGAATACTAATAAGGTGGTTGCAAGTCAATACGGTAGGATGAACAAACAGCTTGCTGGACATGCTAAAACAAGTGCAGCTACTGCACAGAAGCTTAAAGCGACATGGTGGGCAAGATTCGGAACTGTTGCTTTAGGGTTTACTATTGCATATCGTGCATTAAATGTTTTAGAGGCTGGCGTTCGTCGTGTAGTTGAGATTATTGGGGAGGCTATTAAAGAATCTGGGGCATTGGCATCTGTTCAAGCAAAATTGGCATTATGGACGACAATGCACTCAAAAGGTGTAGTTACATATGCTGAAGCCTTTACCTATGCTCGTGGATCGATGCTTGAGTTAATGAGAGCAAGTGTTACATCATTAAGTTCCATTGAGGAATTATCAACTGGCCTCGATGAAATGGGTCAGACTCTTGGATTAGTCCGAAAGGAAACAGTAAAAAGTGCAGTTGATCTTGTCGATTTTACTGTATTGGTTGCTCAAACAACAGGATCAGTTACACGCCAAGTTCGTCAGGAGATTCAATCTTTGTTGCAAGGTCAAATTAGAACTACAGATATCGTCATTCGAACCATGAGAAAGATGGGAGTTATTACGGATGAAGATATTATGAAGTTGAAGAAGCAGATTGATGTTCAAAAAACGTTTGATAAAGTTCTCCAAGCTGTTAGTGAGCACATGAAAGAGTTTCGTAGAGAAGTTCTGGCTACGGATGTTACCAAAGCATTAGCTTATTGGGAGAAATCTCTACGTGTTGTGATGGTGGAATCTACCTTACTTGCATCTGCTCTTGAAGATGTAGGAAACATCTTTGCGAAAGAGCTTGTTGTAGCCGCAGATGAATATCGTGAAGGGTTATCGAATATTGATTGGGCAAGAAACATCGAGTTTATGTATACCTTGAGAGATGTGCTTGTACTACTCATAAGAGCTCTTGAAAAAACGATTCAAATTATGAGTATGTTAGGAACTGCGGTTAGGAATACAGGAGACGCATGGGATGGTCTCAGTAAAGGAGTTCAAACAGGCCTTAAGATCTGGCTTGGGTTTGCTGCTGTTGGTATGGCGACAAGAATAATCTATACTTTTGGAAAAGCTGTCAATTGGCTTGTTCTCGGTCCATTACTTCGTTTAGGCAGGCTTCTAACGGTAGTTGCTGGAAGGATTGTTTTAATTCCAGTCCTTATAGGTGCAGTAGGAGTTGCGATAGCATCACTTGCTAAAATTCTCTTAAAAGCAGAAAAAGATATGACATCTGTTTGGGACATCGAGAATTTTTGGGTCCAATTTAAAGAGGGTTTTTTGGGTATCGTTTCTGAAACTGGGGGATTTTGGGCAGATTTCTTTAAACCTCTAACTGATGTATTCAATAAGCTTTTTAGTGATTCTTCACACCGGATGCTGACATCATAGCAGCTAGGATTAATATGATGGCACAGGAGATAGTAGCAGATATTCGGGGGATTGATTATCCTAGAACATTCAAAGCTGCTGATCCTAAAGACTTAAAAAAGTATTCAGAAGAAATTGCTAAAATGGCTATTGAGTATAAAGTTTTGGCTCAAACTCTTAGAGCAGTTAAAAAAGGAGTTCTTGATATAAGTGATATCGGTCTAGCTCAAGATAAACTGGAGGCTTATTTTGAATCTTTAAAAGTTCCTCCGACTCAACAAGATTACTGGTTGTGGTTAAAGAATGGTATCATTGATACAAAAGAGCTTCAGAGTGATCTTCTTGATCAAGATGAATTAAGAAAAGATCTTGCAAAGGATCTCGCAAAGCTAAGGAAAACGGAACATAACAATGAGATCTTTTTGCTAAATTTGCGTGTTCAAGAGATGAGAAAAGTAGCTGGTTTCGAGAAGGACATTCTTGAAGATATTGAAACTTTTCGGATAGCATCCTTAGAAAAACTTGCAGATGAATATAGTCTCTGGGGACGAAATATGATTAATATGTCCCAACGTACAGCAGAAGCGATTGAGCAAACATTCTCGGATTTCTGGTTTGATGTTTTTACAACGAAGCTAAATAATTTAGGTGATATCATAGAAGCATTTCTTAACTCGGTGCTGCGAGCGGTCTCTGATGTTGCAGGTCAAATAACAGCAGAACTTATAATGGGAAGACGTACAAAAGCAGGAGGTCTTACAGGAGGCTTCGTAGGCTGGCTTGGAAGTTTGATCGGTCTCCACAAAGGTGGGATACTTCATGAGCCTGTTATTGGAAGAGGATTACAAAGTGGACGAACATATGCCCTTGCAGAACATGGTCCAGAACGTATCAGTCCTATTGGAGGAGGAGCCTCAACAGGAACAACTAATGTAATTATTCAAAATTTTTCAGGAGAAAAAACCGAGCAAAAGAAACGTCGAAATACTCAAGGCGGTGAGGATATTCTCGTCGTGATTGGAAAATCTTTTGCAAATGATATTCGAAATGCAGGACCGATTCATCGTCAAATGAGGGATACCTTCGGTCTTTATCCTGCAATACAAGGAAGATAATATGGCAACTTTTTCATGGCCCGCAGATTTATATGGTAAGGTTTTAAAAGGGAGTTTTAGGGAGCTGCCTCCGGATAATACATTTCAATCTAATATGGATACAGGACCTCCAAAGATTCGAAGGAGATCAACATCCAACACTCGACCGATTGAGGTATCTCATTTTTTCACGGCTGCAGATATGGTCACTTTTGATAGTTTTTATGATACCACATTAAACTCTGGATCACTTCCTTTTAATTATCGACATCCTCGAACTCAAGTTTTGGGGGAGTATGTCTTCACTGAGTTGCCTGAGTATGTTGATATGAATCAAGGATTTAGAGTAACGACAAAGATGGAGAAGTTGGTCTAATGCCAAGAACTACGTCTGCAACATTTCGAGATGCTGTTTACTCCCAACGAACAAGTGAAGCTTTTATAGTTCTTCTTACTATTGAGCATGATGATCTTGCTGCTCCTATACGACTATCAAGTGATGGAGTAGATACTACCAGTAATGGAGAGACCTTCATTGCATACCCATTCAATATTACTTTTCCTGACGATCCTGAAGAAGGAATTACCATGGGAAAGTTTGAGATCGATAATGTAGCTCAAGACTATATTGCAGCTATTAGAAGTATTTCAACTTCACCAACAATGCAAATAGATGTTGTTCTTGCGAGTGATCCAGATACTCTTGAGGTATCTCTTTCTGGTTTTGAGATGACAAATATTGAATATACTGCTAATGTAATATCATTTAGTTTAAGTGTAGAATCTTTTATGAATGAGCCATGGCCTGGAGATTCTTTTTTACCATCGACGTTTCCAGGATTGTTTTAATGTCTCCCGTGTAATTTTAGACCGCTAAAAATACCGACATGGACATCAGTAAATATATAAGCATTCCCTTTAAGGAACTTGGAAGAGATTTAAATGGTTGGGATTGCTGGGGATGTTTTAGATATATCTATCAAGAGCAACTAGGTATATCTTTACCTTCATATATAAATTCCTATAAAGATACAAAAGACGTAAAAAACATTGCAGCACAAACAAGAGCAGGACGAAAAGAGGTGTGGATTAAAGTCGAAGATTTTAGGATTACTGATGGAATTCTTTTTCGGATTGAAGGTGATCCAGTTCACGTTGCTATCGTTATTAACTCTTATGAGATGATTCATGTCTATCGTGGAGTTGACACCTGCATTGAAAATTTTACAACGTCAAAATGGAAATCACGCCTTCTTGGGTTTTATCGTTATAGAGGTTTGATATGAATAATAATGAAATAAATCTCGCATTATTTAAAAACCCTTTTTCACAACAGCGGATTGATCGTATTGCTATACTTGGAACTATATCTGAAATTCTAGATCAATCAAATATAAATCGAGACAACTCTGCTATTAGCGTGATGATTAATGATGAGCCTATCAATCCAACCACTTGGGATTCTCGAAAACCATTTCCAGGAGATGTTGTCTATGTTCAAGTAGTTCCAACAGGTGGAGGTAATCTTCTACGAACTATTTTAACGGTTGCTGTTCTGATACTTGCTTATGTAGTTGCTCCTTATGCAGGATTTGCACTATCACAAGCTTTCTTAAATGCTGGTATGGTTGTTACAGCTACAACATTAGGCTCAGTGGCGTTTATTGGGATAACTGCTTTGGGAATGCTTGCCGTTAATGCGATTGCACCTCCAGCAGTAGATCAAATCGGGACAGCAGTTAGGCGGGAAAGCCCAACTTTAACAGGTGGAAGTAATTATATAGATCCTTATGGTCCAATCCCTCGACCTTTGGGACGACATAAAGTAATCCCACCTTTTGGAGCAAGGCCCTTTACAGAGATTTTAGGGTCTGATCAATATCTCCGATTACTTTTTGTGCTTGGATATGGACCGTTATCTATCTCTGAATTAAAAATTGGAGATTCAGATATTGATGATTTTTCAGAAATTGAATATGAAGTTCGTCAGGGATATCCTGGAGACTCTCCTGTAACTTTATATTCAAACATAGCAACTGAGGAATCTATAGGAGTTGAGCTCCTACAAGCGAATTCATGGACAACACGAACTACAGAGGATAATATTGATGAAATATCTATTGACCTTATCTTTCCACAAGGCATATTTCTTGTTTCTGAGTATGGAGATGTGAGTGTTTATACGGTGACTACTGAATGGCAATATGCAGTTGCAGGTTCAGGAAGTTGGAGCGGTGCAAGAACAATTTCAACAGTTGGAGGTCATGGAGGTGTTATTCGAGATTCCGATCGTGTATCTGGATTGACTTTTAGTCGGTATGATGTTAGAGTGCGAAGAACATCAATAGATACTGGAGAAATTGATAATATATCAGCTAGTTGTTTTTGGGATACTTTAAGATCTATCTCTTCTGTACATCCTGTTGGTATATCTGGAATGGCTCTTGTTGCAATGAGAATTAAAGCTAGTGATCGATTCAGTCGTGGAGCTATAGAAAGATTTAACTGTATAGTTCATTCGATAGTTAAGGATTGGAATGGTGCATTATGGACAGAACGAACATCAAATAACCCGGCATCACTTCTTCGACAAGTTTTACAAGGAGCTGCAAATAAACGTGCGATTGCGGATAGTAGAATTAACCTTACAAAACTTGTCGAAAAAGTGATGCCGGGT